GCTCCTACTGCTAGTTGCTCTTATAGAAGCAAGGATTTAGATGGGTATACATGTACCCCAGAAATTGCACCACCTATAGCCAGGTCTGTCGATAGAGACAGTGGCACGTTTGGTGTACAAACTTATGAATACGGCGATGTAGAGATCGCTAGTGAAGTTGGTTGGGATGCTTACAAAAAGGTCGCCGACGAACTAATGAAAATGTTAGATATTACAGGACTTCTTCATGGCTACAGCTTCAACTCTTGGAGTGATGTTGTAGAATACGACAATGCGTTCGTGCAAGAGTGGTTGAATTCACCCCAAACCTCCTTATACTACAGCCTCCAAGTCATGGGAGACGTACAGGATAAGAGCGATGCGTATGCAGCATTAAAAGATACTGACGTTGATGAATACTTGGAGGGGATTTTAAATGAACCCCTTACATGTGATTGTCAAGAATGATGAGAAAAACACCATACGAGAAATTAATCGAACGGCGTCGCACTTGGACGCCAGTACAAACTACACCAGGAAATGTCAAATATGGAGCGCAAGAAACCATCCACCGTGCTCTCGCAATACGTCATCTGGAGCTACCAGTTGGTACCTATGTTGAGGACGCCCTTGAGAAGGGTGTTCCCGACCATGCTAGAGACTTACTTAGACTTAACATAAAAGATGAAGAAAAGCATGATCTGGCTTTGGGCTACATTGCAAAAGCATTGGGTACAGATCCAACAGCAGAAGCCGAAGCCCTCCGTTTACTCAATGCGTGGGAGGCACATCCCGACCACACAATTGTTAAAGCGTTGGTAATTGAACGTGCAATATTTTTCGTACTTCTTCCCTTCTTTCGTTATAACGGCGATAGCGGTTTGCGTACTGTCAGCGCCGACATCAGTCGAGACGAACAGATACACGTGGCCACTAATAGCCTTGTATGTCGTGAGCTGGGCTTATCTTGGAGTCCTTCTTTGGACAAACTTAGGAAGGCCACCATTAACTGGATTCTTCAACCACTAGGTATAAATACCCAGGACAAATATTTGGACAAAAAATTCTGGCTGGACTCGAGTGATAATTTAATGTATTTAGGTAAAGCACCTGAATTAATTTCTACAAAATCAGCTCGGATGCCAGCTTTCTTTGAACATAGTAATGCAAACCTCCCACAATATGCTTGAGGCTGTACTTGGACCTCGAGTTGACGACAAGATCCTTCAAGAGATGGAGAAGAATTTCCCCATCGTAAACCCCCACCCTAAAGAAGAGATCACAAGTATAATGTACAAAGCTGGTCAACGTTCAGTCGTTGAGTGGTTAAACAAACGCTTAGAGGAATAAGTTATGTCGAGGCAAGACCTCCGAGACCTTGAGGTAGTAGACGGCTACCTTAATATAAAAGATGATGACTGGTTTCAACAACAGTTTAATAATAGCGCTGAAGAACAAGCTTTAGCTCAAAAGTTTGAGACTAGATTCATCGATGAAGTTTATGGAACTGAAGGTGGAAGATGGGAAGGCGATGGTCTTCCTACAGCTATCTCAGGTCAGGAGGATGCTCGCATAGATTACCGACGTGTCATACCTGATGGAGTTGAGGTTGGAACACCAGCACATTATGAAGCTATAACTAGGGGAGCTATTGATTGGGCGTCTTATAGAGATGACCCTGCTTATCAAAAAGCTTTTAAAGACTTTGATGATGCAGGTAATGCTAATAATTTACAAGAGTTGTTTGGTTTTGATCAAGATGATTCAACTCATGGTACTGAAGAGCAGAGACTAGCATTCATTGAACATGCTGATGCAGGTGGTGCAGCTAGAGGAGATTACAACTCAGGTGGTGAAGAAGAAGACACAGATTGGGATAACAATCCTGACAATCCTAACTCCTGGTGGAACAAATGGGACAATAAGTATACCCATGTAGAAGATCCTAACAAAGCAGCACCTCAACCTCAAACAGCATTCACTCCAAGTAGTGCCAGTGATGTACAAAGTTATTCACTGAAAGATAAAGATGGTAATGTATACTGGAGTTCTACTATTAATGAGACAGCCAGAACAGACATTGCTAATCCTTCTGAGATAGGCTCAAGGAGAGATACAAATGCAGCTGCAGCTAGAGCGGGCATAACAATTAGACGTGTAAACGTCAACAAACCTAACAACATACCAGCAGATTGGGGATCAGCAACATGAGTGAAGTAGCAAGCGTACCAGGCGCAACTAAACAACCAGATTGGGCTAGTATATTAAAAGCAGGTAATCCAAACTGGTTCGGACATAAAGATTATTATCAGGCTAGACGTCAAGGCGTTACTAACATGCAGATCAGGGATTACCTAGATCGTATAGGTAGTGGACAGCAAGGTGGTGTACGTATGGGTAACGTAAGAATGGATCAAGGTGGTCATATAGGAGGAGTATATAAGATAGCCAACGAGGCAGCTGAACTAGAAAAAGCTAATGCAGGTGTAAGAGATGACACTATAAGAAGTTTAGAAACTTCATTAGCTGAAGAGAAAGCTAGAAATGAAAAGCTCTTTACTGATACTACTTCTGTAACAGGAGGTGGTGCTAATCCAGTTAACACCATGGCTATCGGACCTAATACTGTATCACCACAAATGGATACAAAAGCTTTAGCTAGAAAAACTACAACTAAAAAGAAAACAACAACACCCAGTAAAAGTTTAACATCAGGGTTAAACATAGGTACATCAACAGGATTGTCTTACTAAAACAATGATAGCAAAGAAAAGGTATGACGCTCTCAGAGGATACCGCTCGGAGTATCTAAACAAGGCGGATGTATCGGCTAGACTAACACTTCCATATCTTATAAGAGATGAGGAACAATTCAGAGGAGGAACACGTGACCTTGATACACCATGGCAGTCAATCGGCGCCAAAGCTGTAGTCACCTTAGCTTCGAAACTCATGTTGGCTCTCATGCCAGTGAACACAAGCTTCTTCAAACTACAGATGGATGACTCACAAGTTGGTGAGGAAATACCACCTGAAGTTAAGTCTGAGTTGGACCTATCCTTTGCCAAGATAGAAAGAACTATCATGGAGGCTATTGCAGCTTCAGATGATAGGGTTACTATACACCAAGCACTTAAGCATTTGGTAGTAGCAGGTAACGCTCTAATCTTCATGGGTAAAGATGGACTAAAGCTCTATCCGTTGAACCGATTTGTAGTAGATAGAGATGGCAGCGGTAATGTCATAGAGATCGTAACCAAAGAAAAAATTGCCAAAAAATTATTGGCAGATGTCATCCCCGATTATACTCCAGCAGTAGGTGATGATCAAGAACGTGAGGAGGACTGTGATGTCTATACTTATGTTAAGAGAGATGGTAATAGATTTATCTGGCACCAAGAGGTACACGATAAAATTATACCAGGGTCTCAAGGTAAATCACCAGTAGATACTAACCCTTGGATTCATCTACGTTTTAATACAGTAGATGGTGAAGCCTACGGGCGGGGTAGAGTAGAGGAGTTTATCGGAGATCTAAAGAGTCTTGAGGCGTTGTCTCAGGCACTAGTAGAAGGCTCTGCAGCGGCTGCTAAGGTAGTCTTTGTAGTATCACCATCAAGTACTACCAAACCACAGACCCTAGCGGCTGCTGGTAATGGTGCAATAGTACAGGGACGTCCTGATGATATAGGAGTAGTCCAAGTAGGAAAGACTGCTGACTTTGCCACGGCATACCAAATGGTCGGACAGTTAGAGAAAAGATTAGCGGAAGCATTCTTAATTCTATCTATTAGACAGAGTGAAAGAACTACTGCTGAAGAAGTTCGTATGACACAGATGGAACTAGAGCAACAGCTTGGAGGTTTATTCTCCTTACTTACTGTTGACTTCTTAGTACCATATCTAAATAGAAAACTATCAGTCTTCCAAAAGACTGGACAAATTCCTAAACTACCTAAGGATATAGTTAAACCTACTATCGTAGCAGGTGTTAATGCTCTGGGACGTGGACAAGATAGAGAAGCGTTAGGTCAATTCCTAACTATGATCTCTCAAACTATGGGACCAGAAGCAACTCAAACATTTATAAATCCTGAGGAAGTTATCAAACGTCTAGCTGCAGCTCAAGGTATTGATGTATTAAATCTTGTAAGATCAATGCAAGATATACAACAAGAACAACAGCAAGCTCAGCAACAACAGATGTCACTTGAACAACAGAAGGTTGACAACAGTGACCCGTTGAATGACCCATCTAAAAACCCACAACTAGCGGAGGAACTAAGTGGACAAGGTGAACCCGTCCCGACCCCAGAAGGTCAGGCGTAAGACAACCAAGAAAGTCCAACCACCCCTTAGTGCAAACGACAAGAAACTCTTTGAAGAAAAAGAAGAGAATAAGTATGCACCTAAGATGAAGGTTGGCGCTCCAACTATTAAAGCACCAGGCTCTAGGCAGGTAACAACAGTTGGATTAGGAAACCTTAAAGTAATTACTATCGATGGCGGAAGCACAGACACTAACGTATGATCCTTCTGAACAGAAAGAAGGTGAGCTAAGTACCGAAGAGCAAGAAGCTCTGAAGGTTGGTGAACAACTAGCTGAACAGCAAGAACAATTACTTGCTGGTAAGTTCAAGGACGCAGAGGAGCTTGAGAAAGGTTACATTGAGTTACAAAAAAAGCTTGGTGAATCTAAAGAAGAGACTACTGAACCTGAGCAACCAGAAGCTAAAGAAGAACCTAAAGAAAAAGAAGAAGAGAAAGAGATTGACACTGCTTTGTTAGATTCCCTTTGGGAAGAAGGTGTTAAAGGAGAGTACAGTAAAGAGACTTTACAGAAGCTGGCTAATACAGATTCTAGAGAAGTAGCTCAGATGTATCTTAAGTACAGATCAGAAAACCAAAAAGAAGAACAGACTTCATTGTCTGAAGATAACATTACACAACTTAAAGGTGTAGTTGGTGGCGAAGGAGAGTATGATAAGATGATGAAGTGGGCTGGAGAATCTTTACAAGAAGATGAAGTGAAGATGTATGATGCTGTTATGGATAAAGGTGATCCACTAGCAGCATTCTTTGCCGTCCAAGCCCTCACCTATAGGTATAACGATTCAAAAGGAGTAGACGGACAGATGTTACAAGGTAAAGCACCTGTTGAAAAGGGTGATGCTTTTAGGAGCCAAGCCGAAGTTGTCCGTGCTATGAATGATCCTCGTTATGACAAAGACCCTGCTTATCGTCAGGACATTTACGATAAACTAGAAAGATCTAACCTTAACTTTTAATGAGTACAGCCACATTAAGTAAGCCACAACAAAACTGGCAAAGCTTTTGCGACTGGGTAACTAGTACTGAGAACCGTCTCTACGTGGGATGGTTCGGAGTGCTTATGATACCATGTCTTCTTACTGCAGCTACTGCATTTATCATCGCATTTATTGCGGCACCACCCGTAGATATAGACGGAATCCGTGAACCCGTAGCAGGTTCATTATTATATGGAAACAACATCATATCTGGAGCTATTGTACCGAGTAGTAACGCTATTGGTCTC